AGTCCTGAAACGTAAATTCTTCCATAAAATTCTGGTCTTAACATTTTCTTAGCATAACGAGTTAATAAACCTTTTCTTGGAGTGAAGGTTGTTGGATCGTATACTAGAGGAGTCATGATAAGTGGAATGTATGGAGAGAATACAGCACCCGCTTCTAAGAACTGACCACCTCTGTATCCTAATAGGATAGTGTTGTCAGTCATGTATGGGTTTTTGTAAACTTGGTATCTACCATTCATTGAACCAGCTTTCTGTACACCAAATGCATAGCTCATTTTAGCAGCATCACCATCTGAGTTACTAGCAAATCCTGGAATAGATTCGATAATAGTAGCTACAGTTGGAGAACATACCATAAAGTTAGCACCACCTCTAAGAGTTCTTTGGTGAATAATGTTACTTAACTTTTGAACTTTAGTTCCTAAAGTTTGGAACCATTGTCCTTGAGAATTAAAGAATCCTAATGCAGTTCCAGCACCTGCAGCACTAATATTTTGGTTATTAATAGCACTCCAGTACTCATCACCAGCACCAGCATCTTCGATTAACATTGCAAGAATTTCTTGGTCTATTTCTACTGAAATATACTCACTCATAATTGAAGTTAATTCAGCTTCTGCATCTAAAGAATGGTAAGCGTTTAAATCTTGAGCGAACTCAGGAGTCCAAACAGCTTTCAATTTCTTAGTTTTAGCAACGATAGCTTCACTTCTCATTTGAACATTGATTTCTGGAATTGCGATTGGAGCATTTGCAGCATTCGCACCAGTATCCATTTGTTCAAAATCACCTCTGTTATTATCAGTAGGTTGTAGAGTTTGTAAAACAGTACCTGCAGCATCACCAGCAACAACTGATCCTGATACTACGAAGAAAGAAATGATTGAATCAGCACCTCTAACATCAGCAGCAACAGCAGCACCTAAAGTAAGTACCATTGCTACAGCAGCACCAACACCGTTAGTACAGTTTGGTCTAGAAGCAACTGAGAAAGTTACTGTATCACCAGCAACATATCCTGAACCTGGGTTGTTAACTACCACATCAGTAGTAGCACCACCAACAGGACCTGAAAAGTCAACTGTTAAACCAACACCCGCAGCAGAAGTTGTAGCTGTAGGAGCAACGTTTAAATCTGAAGCACCTGCTACAGAAGCAGAGTCAGTAGTAACATCACCCGCTGGTACAGCAGAAACTGCAGCAACTGGAGCTGGGAAATAACCACCTGAACTTAAAGCTGTAAATGCAGGATATTGTCTTGATCCATCAGCAGGAGTATTTGTAAAACTTGCTAAATAGAATCCTTCAATAGCTGTTGCATCATAAGTAGCAGCTAAGTTAGTAGCTAACATATTTACTTTACTTACATTAGTTACAGTACTGTTATCAGCACCTACACCTGATGTAGTAAAAGCAAAAGCAGAATCAGCATGCATATCTCTGTAGAAATCAGCAGCACCAACGTTATAAGTAGTAACTGCAACAGCACCTGAAATTAAGTTTTGCGTTGAGTATCCAAATCTACCAGCTCCATAAAGACCACCTGCAGCAGCGTTACCGAAGCCACTAGTGTTTGTTGGAGTTGCATCTGGAGAAGCTGTACCATATAAAGATTGTCCAATTGTAAATGGATTTTTCTCTGCATTAGCAGCAGCTTGTGGAGAGTTAACTTGCGTTCCTCCGTATTGGAAGTCTAGATAAAATACTAGACCAGAAGGTAAGTTCATTGGTTGAACCGAAACAAATTCTTTTGCAGCGATTTGTCCAAATACTTTTCTTACCAATGGTAAAGCAACACCAGCCCATTGACCTGCAGGACCTGTACCAGCAGTCATAGTTGCTGATCCACCACCTGTTTGAGTGTTCTCTGTTACCAATTGTTTAGCTTGGTTTTCTAAGATCATAGACATATTGTTTTTGTCTTGCTCAGAATCCATGCCCTCAAGTAAGCCTGTTTTAGCCCACTTGGACGCTAATCTTGCAGCATCACTTTGTAGTGATTTATACGTGTTAGCGCTTTCTAAAAGTGAATTTAATTGTGACATTTTTTCAAATTTTTAAAGTCGTTAATAATTAATTTTTATCCTTTGATGATACCAGCTAATTTCTGGAATCTCATCACCATCTCATTTGATTCTACAATAGGTTTTTTACTTGGAGCTTTTGGAGTAGAAATGGATTTAGAAGCTCTACCTAAATTTTCATTTATGTGTTTTGCTTTAGATTTGAATCCTGTACTTACAGTTTCAAATACTAATTTTGCTTCTTTTACATTACTAGCTTTATCAAATGCTTCTAGTACTTTTACCTTTTGAGTTTCATTTAAGTTTTTAGATTTGAAGATTTTATTAGTATAAAGTAATTTTGCATTAAGTAAATTGATTTCATTTAATTCTTTTCTTAAAGTCTCAACAGTAGCATAAGCTTCTTTTAATTCTTCATCTTTTTCTTTATTTTCATCAATTTCTTTTTTAGCATCTGCTTTAGCGTCTTTGATACCATCTTTGTATCCTTCTTCTTCAGCATCTGTTCTTGCATCTTCTGCTATGTCAACCGAAGTTTCCATATCATCTTCTACTTCTATTTCACCTTCTTCATCTACGTCCACGTCAACGTCATCTTCAAAGTTATCACCAGCTTCAATTTCGCCAGCTCCTACCATATCTTCGATTACGTCTTCTATGAACTTTTTAAGATCTTCTTCAGACATATCTTCAAGGTCGATTTCTTCGTCCTCGTCTTCCATGTCTTCTTTCTCGTCTTTTTCACCATCAAGGTAGCCTTCTTCCTCGGCATCTGTACGTTCGTCCTCTTTCAAGTCCTCTTTTTCGTCTTTCATACCGTCTTTGTAGCCTTCCTCTTCAGCGTCTGTACGAGCATCTTCTTTAAGTTCTGTTTCTAATTCAGCTAAAATTTCATCTAGATCAGAGTCATCTTCTTTAAGTTTTCGCATTTTTTCAGTTTCGGTCTCAGCTTTGTTATCATACTTTCGATCGTCACCTTCTGCTTTTTCTTTTTTAGTCATGTACTCTTTTCCTTCATCCATTTTATCCTCATCAGATTTTTTTGCTTCGTCTACTTTATCATTTGCTTCATCCATTTCTTCTTTTTCCATTTCTTCTAACTTTGCAGCTAGCATGGATTTGATTTGTGGTTGAAAAGCTTCTTCTAAAGCAAGCTTAGCATTTGCAATGGCTGATTCTTTTACAGTCTTTGCATCGGCAATAGCCTCTTTTAAAAAGTTTCTGTTCATTTTCCTAAATTTTTGTTGGAAGTACGATTATTAAGAATCGTAATAAGAATTAATAATTGTTCTAATGTCATATCAGAAATGACATATTATGTTTATACGTATATGAATATTCTTAAAAAGTAAAGGAAAAGCGCCTCTTAATTAAAAGAAAGCGCTAATCCAGGGTTCACAGGGTAAAACTGTTATATTATAGGGCATGTACCATTTGCACAAAGTATTTCTGTTATTATAGAATTTACTTTAGTATATGGATTTTCTTTAGGAATTTCAATTCCTTCTTTTACTAAATGCATAAATGAATCTGGGTTAGAAGGTGTGGATACAAAATCCCAACATAATAATTCAAAATCATCTTGTACTTCTTGTACTTCACCCATTGGCTTTAAACTTCCCATACCTCTAGAAGATACACCAACTGTAATTCCACTTTCGATTAATGCTTTTAATATATTTCCTGCTGGTGTTGGTAATAATTCTATTTTTCCTACTACATTATCACCATCCCACCACATATCTTTTATATTATGTGATACATTTTTTAAATTTATTATTGTATCATCAGGGTGATCTAATTCACCTAATGCTCTATTTTCATCAACTAATGTTTTGTACTTGTCGATTTCTCTTTCCCATAAATCTTTTGAATAATACCTACCATTACCATTTTTTACTTCAGCAGTAGCTAATATTCCCTCAACTAAAGGATTTCCCGATTCTGAAATTTTCTTTTCAGTTAGAGATTTTGGCATGGCCGCGAACAGCCTTGTTTCGACTAGTACTTGTTTATCCATGTTTGTATTAATTGATTCCGTTAGAATTTAAATTTGAACCTTCATTTGAATTGTCATTTGAGTTTTCATTTGACTCTTGATTTGTTTGCTCTTCAAATGTAGTTTTTGATTGACCTACTTTTCTTGGTACCCAATCTTGACCAGATCCATTATTTTCTTTCCATTTAGTAGAATCCATTTCATCTACTTGTTGTTTATATTTTTTACCACACATTTTTTCATAAAGTTTTTCCATTTTAGCTTTTCTTTTTTCTAAAATTTTAACTTCTTTTTGTATAGCTTTAATTTTTGATTTATCAAGTAATTCTGCTAAATCATTATCTTCATTTACTAAATTTATTCTTGCTGATTTTGATGCTATTACTTCACTTACAGCATTAATTTTAGCTTCCATAGCTACTATTTGTGCTTGTTTATCAATTTCAGCTAATTTAGTTTCAATAGTTTCTTTTTTTACTTTTTTAGCTCTTTTTGGTTTTTCACCTAATGGTCCGTTTTCTACTAAATTTACTAATGATATCATTTTATTTTCTTTTAATTTTACTTTTTCCATTTGGTCAGATTTACTTGCTCTAATACCAGGCCAGTCATCTGTGTATCCTACTTTATCTATACCAAACATAGCATTTTTAACATAATACAAAGGATCAGCACTTAAATTTTTAGCTACTAATTTTTGTGCTTTTTCTATAGCTTCTCCTAAATCAGCATCAGAAACTGTTTCTCTAACTTTATCCATTTCAAATTTAACACCTAATCTAAATTCTTCACCATTTAAATTATCCCAATTTTTTTTATCTTTATAATCAAATCCTTTTGTTTCTAAATCAACTACATCTTTATTAGGTTTTTTAACATCTGCTTTAATTGCTTCATCTTTTTTAGCAGCATCAGATAATGGACCTTCAACACCTGATAATGATTTTGATTCTTCTTTAATAAGATTCATATTATCATCAAATATTTTAAACCAATCTGGTTTTTTAAGTGAATCAGTTACTACACCAGCAATGTTTTCAGATAATACTGATCTGTTTAATAGTATTTCTTCTGCTTGATTAAATGTAGCAGAATTAACTATCATATGTGGATAGCTTCTTTTAACCTCTTTAAGAAAAAGTTCTTTACTACCTTTTCCTTTTTTTATTTGGTTATATTGTTCTTGTATTGTTTTTGCCATTTTATTTTGCTTTTAATAAGTCTTTAATATCTTTTATATAGTCCAAAACTAAATCAGTTGGTTTAAGTACTGAAAATGATGAAGGATTATCATTATAATAATCACTTGTTTCATTTTTAGCATTACTCAACATCTTATAAATATCATTAAGTTCCTGTTCAATTGAATCAAATGCTGCTATTCTTTCTTTTTGAAAGGATTTTGCATCTTCAAATAAATTAACAACATCTAATTTTGAGCCTTTTTGTACATAATTTCCCTTTTTATCTTTAGGAACTAACTTGTACCCAAATTCACTAGTATATGTACTATTATCAACCCCATCTTTTCCTGCTTTAGGTCCTGGTCCTAATGTTGCTCCAGGATCTTTACTTTCATTTATTGAAAGTGATGATACAACTCCAGATGGTGTTTTCATTTTTCTAGTTTTTTTTTTCTTTTAAATGCATATGGGGTTGCATATGTCATTCCTGTACCTGGTGTAAATGAAGCTGTACCTCCTCCTGTTGAAGAGATTTCATCTAAACCACCCCCGGCTCCACCACCTTTTAAACCTCCTGATCTTACTATTATTTCATATTCTTCAGGATAATTTTTTCTTAAATGTGTTCTATATTCATTAAATACATCATCCAATTTATCAAATATACCTTTAATTTTTTCATCACCCTGTACATCTTTATTTTGTTTGATGAATTTAATATCATCTCTCATTTTAGTAAACCCTTTAAATATTTTTGAAAAGTTTGGTAATCTATATTGATTTGATACTGATCTAGTTCCTGTATTTACTTCCCCACCATAATCTGGTTCTAATTTTTCCCAATATGTTGAGAAATTATTTGTAAAATAACTTCCTTTTGGAATTGGACCATATTTTTTTTCTATCTTTTTTAAAAATGATTCTGGTATTCTTTTATCATCTACATATATAATACCTTCAGCCCAATCTTCTGGTTTAGGTTCATCTCTTGATGCTTCTGGCTTAGGATCAATAAATTCTACTTCTGATATTTTTTTATTAAATTTATCCATTTGCTGTTGTTAATTCTTCTAATAATGAATGATATTGTAATAAATCAACTAGATGATTATTTTTAACTGTTGTTCTTTTATTTAATTCTAAAATTAATTTATCAACTTCTTGTAATTTAATTTTTGTTGTTTTATCTTTTACTTTTTTAATTTGAGTTTTTAAAGATGATTTAATTCCTGCAACTTCAGAATTATAAAATTCCTTTAATAAAGGGCCATTATCAGCTGAATTAATAAACTGTTTCAATATGGATTTTTGTTTTGTATTTAATTCATCATATTTAGTATTAAAATTTTCAAGTAAAACATGATAAGTTAATTGACGTAAGTCTTTGTCATATGATTTAAATTCTTCTAATACTGTATTTTTTACTTTTACTTTATCTACATGTTTAGTAGTAATATGCTCTAATATTGTTATTTTATTATCTATTACTTGTTGTGGATTAGTATTCTTAGGAGAATTATATATTTCTAATAAAGTATAAAAAGAAGCTCGTGCTTTATAATCAGATAATTTAGTTTTAAATAAATCTTCAACATCATAGTGAGATTTTAGTTCTTTAATTAAATTATATTTTTCATTTCTTAATTTTCTTCTATTAAGTTTTTTAGATTGTTCTAGGATAGTATCTAAAATTATATTTGCTTTACCTTCTGTTAGGTTTTTATTTTTAAATGCAGTTTCATATAATTTGTACTCTCTTCCTAATTCTGTATTTACAAAATATTCTTTGATTATCTTTATCGCTGGAGAGGTTACCCCAGATAATGTGTCACCAGTAATTTTCTTTACTAGAATCTCGAAAAGAATACCGGTATTTTTAAATTTTGAGTGTTTTATATACATCAATATTTATTTTAGTATAAATATATTAAAATTATTGTTCCTTAATATTTGATTCATCAAGGAGCGAACTTTTCGCCTTATTTTGCTCAAATACCAATTTCTTTTCAGAAGGGATTGATTTTAACATACCCTGATGTTGTAAGTAATTTGAGTTACTTTCTAATGCTAATGGACTTTTATTAGGATCATTTACATCTTTTTTCATTCCTTGGGCACCTAATCTATCTTTTCCAAAATTATCATCTTGTGTATTTCTTTTAGATGCTTTTTCTGCTGGTCTTCCTAATGGGGTTGTATCTTTTGTTCCATCTTTATAACCATCAGGAACATTACCCGGGTCTGTATACATTCTACCTTTACCATATAATGAAGCTAAATCATGAGGTGTTCCATATGATTTCCCAGTTTCAATAGGATCATTACCTTCTGCTTCAATTTGAGAAATTCTAAATTGACGTTTAGCATCTTCTCTTACTAAATCCCTATATTCTTCATAATTATCTTCACTTAAATGGAATATATTCTCATAAATCCATTCTGTTGGCAATAATTTATTTTCCATCATTTGGGCAGCTAAATCAACTTTTTCTTTCATTAATGCTATTCTTTCTTGATCATAAATGATTGAAGGATTAGTTAATGATAATTCAAAATTTCCTAATTGTTCATCTCTATAACCTTGAGTATATAAATGAACTAATGCTATTTTATATAATTCAGAAACAACTATTCTTTGAATTCTTTCTATTGTACGAGCAAATCTAATATCTTGAGCTGCTAATGTAGCTTTACCTTCTACATTTTCATCATACCCCATAAATGCTTTTGGAACTTTTAAAGCTGCAAATAATTTATCTCTTAAATATTCAACATCTTCAATTCCATTCCATTGTAATCCATTTAAATTTTCTATTTTTGTTGCTTGATCATTTCCTCTAACAGGTATATAATAATCTTCTAATATATTTTGCATATTATATTTTAAATTATATTCACCTGTTTTTTCATCTATAAATGGAGTTCTTTTTAATTTACTTAAAGTTTTTTCCATAAATGCATCTACTTCATTTGGTGGAATAGCTCCTACATTCATATAAAATATACGTTTTTCAGGTGCACGTACAATTCTATGAATTAACATTGCATCTTCCATTAAAGTATATTGCTTAAATAATTTTCTTGCTGGTTCAATATATGATCTACCATAAGGTAAGAAATTCATATCAGATAATAATCTAAAATGAGCCATTTCATAATTATCAAATATAATAGAACTTGCTTGATTTCCTGCATTTGGTACATTATAATATCCATAAGTTGATGTTGAAACCCCATCTGGTTCAAATCTAAATCTAACATCTTGAGGATTTGTTTCTTCGCCTGTTTCAGGATCAGTACCTATGCCTCCTTCTACTCTTTCAATATGAAAAGCTGTATAAGGGATAACATTATACACCCCAAATTTTTCAGCTATTTCTAATTTTAAAAAGAAATCTCCATACTTACACATATTACGTATCCATGACCAAAGATTAAATTCTATATTTAATACATCATAAAATAAATTATATAATATTTTTTGTATATCTTCATCTGCAGATTTAATTGATAAAACTTCACCCATATCATTTTTTAGAGTTGCTTCATCTGCTACAATATCTAATGCTGAAGCTACTATAGCATCCATATCCATTGCATCATAATCTGAATATAATAAAGGACGCATAACTTGATAGTTAAATGCATTTTGTTGTCCATATATTGAAGTACCTGAGTTTGAGTAAATTCTATTAAATCTATCTACTAAGGCATTTGTTTCTAAATTTCCAGTTCGTTGTGCTTGATTTACATCAAACACTTTAAGTTGATCACCCCCAACATTACGAATTATTACATCTGTTGAAAATAATCTTCTTAGTCTTGAAAATAAACTTGTATTTGCCATGTTCTATTTTTTTATAAATATTAAATTAACCAACTTATGTCGTGGTCTTTTCCACCTATGTTGGTTTTATATGGATTTTCTACATTAGAATTACCTTTATAACCACCTTTATATGGAGTTTTATTACTTTTTATATTATCTAATGCAGCCCTTGCCATATCTAAACTTTGTTGTTGAAACTTCAATGAAGTATCACGTAGGAACATACCAATCCCAAATGACATAACCAAGTCATCGTTATAACCTGTTTGAGCTTCTGGTCTTCCATTTTTCCAAACGAATACTTTCATTTCTTCTAATAAACGTTTTGAACGAATTGTTACTGATCTATCACCTACAAATTCTCTAAATTTATTAATACAAAGAGGTCTTGTTCTCATTGACATAGTAAAACCAGGAACCATTTCTGAATTTCCTTCATATACTCTTAAATAAGATTCTGCTGTCATTTGATCAGATTTTGGGGATTGATATAAATTTCTATATCCTCTTTCTTGTATAGCATCTAATGTTGCCCATCCTATGTTTGCATTTTCTACTACTAACATAGCATTATTATATTCTGTAGCTAATCCTGTTAAAAAATATCCAAATTCTTTAGGTGGCATTTGTCCTTTATACTCAGCTACCTGTGTGTTTGTTTGAATATCCATAACATGACATGCCGAATAATCTTTACCATCTCCTCTTGCTACATCAGCTACTACCATATATTCTCTAGAATAATCTGCTGATTCCCAAATCCATAAATTTTGATCTACTCCTCTTCTTTCCATAGGATCTTGGATAGTTGATTCTTTAACAAAATCGATCCATTCTGAGTAAAATACTATATCACCAGATGTACTAAAATCACAATCACATTCTTGAGCTGCTAATCTAGGATCACCTAATAATTCATCTTGTCTATCTCTCCATGTTTGATCTCTTTCAGGATGAACATCCCAAGGTAATCTTATAGGTAAAAAATCATTTTGGGAATTCTCAGCTGATACCCATGTTTTGTGAAACCAATTTCCTGTTCCATATGGTGTACTTAATACTATTGCTCCACCACCTGTTGCTAGAGTTTGCTGTGCTGATGCCCATATTTCTCCAATTTGTTCAATAAAAGCTGCCTCATCAATTAGTAGAAGAGATACTGCTTCTGATCTACCAGCATCACTACTTGCTGATGTTGCTTTAATTATAGAACCATTACTAAGTCTTAATGATAATTTATTATTTTCTTCTGCATTTATTTTTAACCAAGAAGGTAAACTATCATACATAAATTTTACCTTTGTAACCATATTACGAGCTGTTTCTTGTTTAGTCGCAATACAAAGTACATTTTTATCTTTATGAAATAACATTAACCATAAAGAATATCCTGCTGATAGAGTGGATATACCTAATTGTCTTGATTTTAAGATAATAGAATAAGGATTATCTCTCCAAAGATGTAATACTTTTTCTTGAAAAGGATATAAATTAAATAATATTCTTCCTCTTTGAGGATGTTGAATGTTACAGTATTTTTTCATAAAATGAGCAGGATCTTTAGCACATTTTATATATTCATGTCTTATTATTTTTTTTAAATCCGAACTCATATTATTGTGGTAAGGAATAGTCTATTACATGAATTGTAATAAGAGTACCTAATACTCCTCCTACAACTCCAACCCATGGTTTTTTATACCATTTATCAACTTGTTTTAGTCTATCATCATATAAATTAATTTGTTCATGTAATAGTATAATTTCTTGGTTTTTAAAACCAATTATTAAACTATCCTGTTTTGATAATAAATTAAAATTTTTAATTTGACTTTCTAAATCTTGTATTAAAATAGTTTTTAATGAATCTTGTTGTTTAAGAGTATCAATAGCTAAAAAAAATTCCTCTAGTTCTGTTTGGGGAATTTCTACTATATCCTGACTATAACAATTAAGTGTTATAAATGATATTAAGATTAGAATTAAATTTTTCATTTTTTTCTATATTTTTTCTCAAATTTATCTATTGTAGATTTTGCATTTTGAGTATTTTTTACTTTTGACTTTGTAGATTTTATTTTTGAAGATGTTTTTTTAATATTAGCTTTTGTTTCTTTTTTTTCTTCTTCTACTTTTGAGGATTGGGATTTAATGTCTTTTATTTTGTCATTATTTTCCTTTACTTTTCTATTAAATTCTCTTTTACTTTTATTTTGTGAAGCAAAAATAGCAAATATTCCAGCAATTACTCCTCCTATTGCTAATATAATTTTAAATAATTTTTTCATAACTTTATTAGAGCATTGATTCAAGCTCTTTTTTAATTTTGGTTAATTTTACTAATCTATCTCTTAATTTTAATTTATCTCCACCTTCAGATTCTTTCCATTTTTTAGCTGTTTTTTTTAATTCGGTAGAAATTTGTTGTAGCTTACTAGCTATTACTGATACTGAATCCTTAGAGGCTCCTTTAAGTTGAGATGTTGAAGGTTCTTCTTCATCATTTTCTTTATTTTCAAAAGCCATTGATTCTGGGTCACTGTGAACATATAAATCTGTTGTATCATCTACATCCTTCTTATCAACATATCCATCATCTTGATTATCTCCTTCATCAACTAAACCTGCTTTTTTTGCTAATTCAGCACTTCTTTCTAATTCATCGTTATAATCTTTTTGAGCTTTAACATCTTTATCTGTTACTGCTTCTAATATATCAATTATTTCTTCTCTTATTGAACTTTTTAATTCCGATTTTTTCATTGTAAAGTTATTTTGTTATAAATATCATAAAGAAATCGTTCCTTTAACTAATTTTATACGTTCTTCCGTTGAACCTTTAATTTCAATAAAATTTTTAATTTTATGTCTATATTTAATAATTAATAATTGAATGCTTTCATCAATTTGTTTTCTATATTCTTTATTAGTTTCTCTTACTCCATTATTTTCAATTTCAACTCCTTCAGGAGAAACATAAAAAATATAATCATATTGATCTAACATATGAGCAGCAAAATCACAAAAATCATTAGCTTCAAAATAATACATTGATTTAGAACATTTAGCAAACGCCATTACATCAATAATAGTTCTATCTGTTATTATATTATCTTGCATTAATTCACTAGCTCTTTCTGCTAAAAATACTGCTTGACCTTTTACAGTGGAATCAGTATTCAAAGGAATACCCATTTCCATTAAATATTTAGAACGCTCTGTTCTAAATTTATAATCTTTAAATTCAGGTAATTCAGCTAAAGCATTAACTAAAGTTGTTTTACCTACTGACATTGTACCACAAAAACCTATTTTCATATTAAAACGGTAAATCTAATGGATCTAATTGTGAAGATCCCATTCCTACTCTATAACTATCACTATCAAAGTGTTGTGTTGATACCTCGAATATACAACTCCCTTCTTCAAGAGCCAACATTTGGTGAGGTTGTCCTGGCATTAAGTGAATACAATCGCCTTCTCTTACTACCACTTTATGTTGTTGTGCTGTTTCAGTATCTATGTAAGTATATTGAAATTCGCCTTTAGAAATATACCATGCTTCATCTTTTAACAAATGATAATGCATTGAAAAAGACTTATCTTTATGAAATACTAATAGTTTACCACAATAAAATTCATTATTAATAATCCATAACTCATGTCCCCAAGCTTTTTCATGTCTTTCTCCTTTATAAGGCATTGCTTGTAAAGTATGTTCTCTCATATTAATTTCTATATGTTTGACCTTTAGGGGCTGATTGTTTATACCAAGGCAATCCTTCTCTTTCTTTCATTATTTCTTTAAATGTAGCTTCATCATACTCAATTCCTCCTAAAAAATATCCTTTTTTAAATTCACTATCTTTCGATAAGGGAACTATTGCAGGTTTATCATATCTGTGATGTTTAAAATGTTCCTCGCCTTCCATTTTAATTAAATAATGTCTAGCACCTTTAAATTTTATAACTTTTTCTTCAAATAATTTTTTGTCTTTACTCATAACTTTAATTTTTAATTAATAATTGTTCTGCTACTAATGTGCCTTGTGCTCCTGATACTGTGATACCTCTGGCACTTAAGGCATCTCCTACAAAATGAACATCAGGATATTCTTTTAAACTTAAATTACTATAATCTACTAATGGTTCAGGTGATAAATATTTTACTTCTGGTACGTAAATTCCCCAATCATCTTTAAGTGTTGGAAATACTTTTTTCATATCTTCAATAAAATTATCTATATAATCATAATAACCTTTAAATGATTTTTTAATTTCCTCTAATGAATTAATAGGCATAGCATCAACTATATCACCTTCACTTGTCATTCCTCTTTTACGTGATGGAGAATAATATAAACCTGAATGGGTTTTACGGGCAAATCTGCCTTGTCCTTTAGAAGTATCAAACCAAGTTTTATTTACCTTTTGAACTAATTCTCTAGACCAATCAAAAGGTTTTTTAATACCTCTAATTTCCATTAAAATACCAAAATTAGTCATATCATTTTTATACTTCATATCTTTTTTAGCATGTCCATTGTAACTAACATCTCCATAAGTTTGCTCAACAGCAACATAAGCTGCATTATTATTTGTGCAAAATGATCTTAATGATACACCTTCATCATCAAATTTACGATATAATTTAAAATCGTAACTTACATCAATTAATTTTTGAAAGTGTTTTTGTGGAGCTTCAAATCTAACACCTATTTGTACTGGTTTAGATTCTGTAGCTAATTCATATTTTTCAGCTAATTTTTTACCAAAATCAATACCTGATTTACCAACCCCAAATATAAGTTTATCATAAGGCATTGTATATAAATCTGTGTATACTTCTTTTTTTTCAAAATCAATATCAGTTACTTTTTCTTCCCATCTAAAGTTTACACCATTATCCACTAAATGTTTATACCAATTTTTACCTATTTCATGTAAATAATCAGTTCCTACATGCCATACAGGGAATAATCTTAAACCAAAATAAGGTTTAATAAATTCTGGTTCTGCTACTGGATTAGAGCATTGAACTTCTTCTGGTTTAGGGTGAAAACGTTTGAAATTTTCTATTACCTGATCCATTAACTCCATTGCTTTTTCATCACCAGTATATTTAGATAAATGACCTCCAATTGAAGTATGATATGTTAATTTACCATCAGACCAACCACCAGCTCCTAAGAATCCAGTCATTACTTCTTCAGGTAGCCTTTTATTAGGATCTTTACCCATATCAATGATGGTTATATGTCCATCAAATTTATTATCTACTAATTTAGTGGCAGCATTAATTCCTGCTACTCCTGCTCCTACAATTACAACGTGTTTTCTCATTTAGTATTTTAATTTATTACGTGAATATACGAAAAAAAGCTGTGGTCTCCAAAATGGAGGCCACAGCTCTCAAAATAATTTATAATAGTCGTTCGGCTATGAATCGAACTGTAAGTTTTTAGATTTTAATAATCATCATCTTCATCATCATAGTAATCATCATAATCATCCTCATAATCTTCTTCATCTTCATATTCAGATGTGTAAGATAACATATCTTCATTTGATGGAGTATAATTACCATTTTTTGCTTCAACAAAATCAACTATTTGTTTTAATGCCATTTTAGTTGCTCTTTCATATGTTTGCTCTTCATCTCCTGATGATTGCATAATTTTAGTGAATATGCTTTGGAGTGTTGATTGAATTGCTAATGGAATATCTTTTGAATTAATTAAAAATGAATGAGCAGGACCTGCTGTTTCTGTACCATATCCTTTGTAGAAGAAATCCCCATCATTGTAATAACGATAGATTATTTTATTAATTGCTCTTAACATTTCGCCTTCAATAAATTCAGAATTACCTTGTCCCGGTACTAATTCGTCATATAAGACATTATTTCTTTTTTCTAATTCACCACCTACCCATTCTTTTATTGGCTCACTAAAGTAATCATCTGCTCTTGTCTCTAAATCTTCCATTTCTTCATCAGACATTTTACCTTTCATAAATATTTTATCCATATCTACTTCTTGGTATCCACTTAAAATACCATCAAGTACTTTAACAAATGAATCTTTCATTTTAGAATTTAAAACTCCTTGATCTATTTGGTTTCTAAGTGATTTTACTAAAGCAACTTCATTTGATTCTAGACTATAACCTTCAGTTAATTTAAAATCAACAATATCTTTTTGAAGTTGTTTTACTGGTTTAACAATTGGAGCAATATCAGCACCTTCATTTTTAGCAAATGGATTAGGCATGTCTGAAACTCTTCTAAATTCTTTAGCATGTACACGTGCCATTAAAGCTGATTTGCGGTTATCAGTTTTAGTATAAAATGATTCTAATGCATCTAATATTTCATCATATGAGTATTTATCTGCTATTGCTTGGATTAGATCGAATGATTTTGAATCTACATCTTCATTTGCTAAAGGTTTAATTGTCGTTGACATAAAATTCCTTTCTTCAGGTAAATCGTCCCACTTTTTCCCAACATATATTTCAGCATCATCAGGATCTTTAAATACTGTTAATAGAGAATCCATTTGTTGTTCAGCATCCATTCTACTCCACATTTTACTATCTACTTTCCTATCACTAGCTTCATTTAAGCTTCCATAAGGAAAGTTACTAGGATTGTATCCTAATGTATAGTCTTCATTATAATCATAAATGTCACCTTTACTATTAACAGTTACTATTCCATTACTTTCTCCATTAACATAAACAGTATATAAAGGGTTATCATTTATATCAAATTCTTCAAAAGATACATCTACTTCTCCATCACCCCCCATAGAATCAAGAATAGCACCTTCAATTTGTCCTTCTATATTTTGAGCCCTCATCTCATCATCTTCGTATTTACCATCTCCTACAGAAGTACCATCAACTTCATATCTATCAGGAGCATCAAACATTATTGAACCCATAGCTTCTTCATCTCCTTCATTAACTTTTTTACCTTGTTTAGCTTCATATGCTTTTTTAACACTTTCCAATGTTGGTAAAGGTTCACCTGATTTTCTAGTATCATACCCAGGTGCACTTTCATTTAATAGTTCAGCATCCTTATGTAATCTACCTTCAGCTATATATTTTTTTAAATCAAATTTGTCCATATTAGTGGTATTTTTCTATATCTTCTGTATCCATTAAGTACATATCCTCTCTTTGATCATATACTACTGACATATCTCTTAAAGCAATTCCTTCATCGTTAAATAAATCTTCTATAGGTACACCATCTACATTTTCTTCAAATCCATAATCATCTCTTAATTCATCCATCATCCCTCCTTCACCTTTTTTGATGTTTATTTCAATGTCTTCAATAGGTCCACTTACTTCTTTTAATAGTTTACCTTCAGCTAAATATTTTTTATAATTAAAGTTATCCATAATATTTTTATTTACAACATTTCATTTCGCACCAACCTAAACATACTTTGTTAAAAGTTATAGCGCATACTAATTTGCATATTAATTTTTTCATTTTGTTTTTATTATAAATATTAAATTTTATTTCCCCATTACCATTTTTTACAAGACCAATATCTAGCCATTGTTTTAGGTCCTGGATTATCGCAATTGTGTCTTGCTCTAAATGCTGATCTTGCTTTAGGATTTGACTTTCTTATTTTCATGGTTTTTTGTCCAGCTTTTTTAGCTGTAGTTCCTCCATGCCCAAAATTAACTTTTTTTACTTTAATTGTACCATCAGCATTTTTTTTACCTGAGTTAACATAAACTTTAAATTTCTTACTATCACCTCTCATTGGTTTATTTAAAGTAACTGTTTTACCTTTATATTTTGCTTCAGTTATATTTTCATCAATAATTTCCATATCTAGTACTTCTTGAATAGACATATATGATTCATCTAAATCTTTATTGATTTTATCTCCTGCTTTTTTAGCTGATTTGTAAGCTTTTGTACCTGGTTTGGACATACCACTTTTGCCTACTCTTTTTCTTTTAGCACGTATATTAGCCCATAATCCCGGTTTTTCTTCATTTATAATTTTATCTTTTACATACATTATATATGATCCATCTTCTAAAATAGGAAAATCTAAAGGTACTTTTTTACCTTCAAATATACCAAAATGACCTAAATCCGTTTCTGTTAAAATTGTTAAATCAACTGGGTTGTTAAACCCTAAGATACCTCTACTATATAATGATCTTGCTTCTGCAATTAAATCAAAGTATTCACGTGAACCCCATTCACATACTGGCTCATTAAGCGGTTTATTATTGTCTATATGGTATTTTAACGCCTCAGACAACATAGTCCTAGACGCTTTATTTTCATTAAGTACTAACGCATTATCTTTAGTTTCGCATGTATTACATCCACAATTGCACATATTTTTTTTATTTAATTCCGTTTGTAAAAGTTGTTGGAGATACATTTTTCACAGATATAGGACCCGAAAATGATAAAGGATTTTCATCTATATATGCTTCCATTTCTCCTGCTGATTTTACCAAATAATCTCCAAAATTAGATGTTGTATCAACAAATATAAAATCACTTACTCCCTCTGCATTAACATAATTATTAGCATAAATTTTTTGAAATGCTTTTCTTAATTCTAATGAACTATCTAATATATCTGATGTTAATACTTTATCAATATTATCTGCTCTGCCATACATTTCTTTAGCTAGATCTTTTGATAGTTTTAATATTTCTGCTTTATCTTCTCCTCTTTCAATTAAATCAGGAATAAATAAATCAGGTCTTACTTTATTAGCTATATCTTCATATTCATCTACTTTTTTTAGTATAGGAATATTTCTTGAAATTGATTGATCTCGTTTTCCTAATCTACCTGATGTACCTTTTACTTCTAAATAATTACCATCCCAATTTAAATCACCTTTATCACCAGTCATCATTTTAACATCTTTTAAAAGTAAAGCTAAAGCTATTTCTGCTTTACCAACACCTCTACCTCCTTCAGTACCCCCAAAATTTATTAAATCCCTTAATGAATTAGCTGAGACCCCTGATTTAGCTAAATCGTTTATTAAATTAGATTTCCCATCTTTTTTTAAACCAGCTAATGAAAAATGATTTCTCATAACATATGATTGAAAATTATCAACATCATCATTATTAACTAATATATTAAATAATTCTTGTGCAGCATCAACTCCAGCTAATGTAGAATCATTTATATCTGCATTATTAGCTATTTGTGTGAAGAATTTTTGTTTAGGTCTATTTTTAATATATTTTTTTAAATATGTTATAGCTTCATCATCACCTTCAAGATTTTTAAGTAAAACTCCAATATCTTCTCTATCAATAGATGCTAATTCTTCATCTGGAAATAAAGATAATTGAGTATCTTCAACTCTATCTTCAGCATCTTCAGTTATAAATTTTGAAAACATTTCAAATAATAATTCCTTTTCTTTAGGATTATTCATATCTGGGTATCCTTTAGGAAATTTATATGCTACTCTGTTTATATATTTAGTTATATTATCCATTATACTTCTATTGTTGCTTCATCATCAATATTAACATCAACATTTTCTTCACCACCACCACTATCATCACTACCTCCTGTATCAGCAGCATCTTTTGATTCTGGAGCTCCATATCTTAATATACGAGCTATTGCTTCAATTGCTCTTTCTTCTTCTGGGAGATTAAGTAAATAGTATTTTTTACCTTCAACTTGTGCTATCCAACTTGTTTTAGTGAATATTAAATAGAAATTAAAATCATTTCTTAAATTGATTCTAAATGTTGAAGGTTTTGGTGCAACCCAATCAATTGATGCTATAAAAGAATCAAATTCATAGGTTAGTAAATCGATTATTACTTTTTTTAATTGTGGAAATTTAGTAAGTTCATCGTATTCAACAGCAGCTTCTTCGGCCTGTTTCCTATTCCCAACGATAGTTGGGACAAGTAATCTAATCTTTTCCCTTAACTCTGCCGCTGTCATGATTATTTCTGTTTTGCTGTTGGACCTTTTCCTCCACCTTTAGCTTTATATGATGCTACTGCACCAGCTATAGCTTTAGCTGCTTTTTCTGATTTTCCTGATTTTTTAATCTTACTGACTAATGAATCATAATCCTCAGCCATTCTTTTCTTTTGTTTAGCTGTAGGTCCTGATCCTGCGCCTTTTCTTTTAAGGTTAGCTATATACCCAGCTATATTAGCTGCGTCTTTTTTAGTTTTTCCTTTTTGTTTATCTATTTTTTTAGCTAATGAGTCAAATGATTCATCTACTTTACCATCTTGGTCTTCATCTTTTGCATCGATTTTTTTATCCCAAAATCCTTTAGGTAAACCTTCTTTTAATTGTTTAGCTAATTTTTCTGCTATTTTTGATTTATTCATATTATTAGTATTTGTTTTTTCATTTAAATCATCTACTGATGTAATTTTATCTTCAATTGTTTCATCAATTTCAATATCATCTACTACATCTATTACTGCATCGATTTTAGGTTCTTTTAATTCAAAATCAAGATAATGCTTTGCCCCAACTAATGCATCTTTTGCTTTGAATATTTTACTTTGCCACCATGAAGGAAAATCAACTTCACCTTCACCATCAAACCCATCTACTACCTTATATAACTCCATAGCATATTTACCAATTCTATATAAATCAGCTTTTATCATATGAGGTTCATTATCTTCATGACCTAAATCATAATCTTCTTTAAGTTCTGATTTTGATAAAGAGGCAATATCATGTTTTTTATATTTTTTACCATCTTTACCTTTAACCTCTTTTTCTTCTTTAGCTTCAGGTATAAATTTATCACCATAAACTGATTCTTCACCTTCTTCACCTTGAACTATATCAATATGATCTCTTATCATAGCATCTAAATATAAATTAGCATCATCTGTTGACATTGCTTTCATCATAGATGAAATAATATAATCATCATCACCAATAGCATCTCTAAGTCGGTCTAATTTAGCCCAAGCTGATTCATCTGTGGTTTCATTC